GAGTGTTCACAGGAGAACCCAGTTATCAAATGAAAGTAGGTCCACTCGGAGTTGAGTGGATTCGTATGGGTCGTCAAGATCCTATCACAACAAATAGTTTTGCCGAAATACCAATTGCTTTCTGGAACGAATTTGAACAAGTAAGTATACTTGATCCTTTACCAGATGGAAAGGTATTAATATTTGGTATTACAGCAGAAGGATATGCTAATCCAGTCGCAACCCCAACGGGTGCAAAGTATCCTCACGAAGTTCAAGCACACCTGGTTCAGACCGTCCTTTCAGGAGTTGAAATACAGATTCCCGACTGGCAGCCAATAGTCGAGCTGCTTCTTCTGGTCTTACTGAGTCTAGGTATCCTTGGAGCGGTCTATATTTTGCCCACAATTCTTGGATTGACAACGAGTTTATTTCTGCTCGCTTCCTCTTCATTAATATCATATTATTTATGGACTGATTCGCTGCTATTCGTTGACGCCACAATGAGTTCATTTGCTTCCTTAGTAGTATTTGCTCAATCAAGTTTTAACAAGTATTTTATCACGTTTTTAGAGAAACGTCAACTAGCAAAACAATTTGCTGGGTATGCTTCTCCTACAGTCGTTCGTTTACTCCAAGAGAATCCTTCTCTCGTTAAAGAGGGAATGAAAAAAGAAATTAGTATTTGTTTTTCTGATTTAAGAGGATTTACACCTTTAGGTGAAAGCTTTGGAGATGACGTACAAGGATTAACGAAATTAATGAATGGATATATGGATTCAATCACTGAGCCTGTCCTTAACGCTGATGGAATGATTATTAAATATATAGGCGATGCGTCGATGCACATCCACAACGCACCTATAGAAGATCCTGACCACCCTAAAACTGCTGTTCAAACTGGATTGAACATGCTTAAATCTGTAGAAGAATTTAATAAAAAGATTATTGCTGAAGGAAGACCACCAATTGGTATGGGTGCCGGTATTAATACTGGTCTCGGATATCTTGGTGAAATGGGTTCTACAGAGCGACATAGTTATGATGTTCTTGGAGATGCAGTATCAACAGCAGCACGAATAGAATCTAAATGTAAAGAATATGGTTGTTTGCTTTTAGTAGGTGGCGCAACTGTTGAAAGATGTCGAAATGACTTTTTCTTTTTGAAAGTAGATGATCTTGCTGTAAAGGGCAAATCAGTAGGCATTGAGATATACACAGTTTTAGATTTAAATAAGGATAAATATATTAAACCGGCTGAGATGCATGAAGCTATGCATATGAATTATAGAAAACAAAACTTTGATAAAGCCATAAAAATATGTAATGATTTAATGGAATGTTTTGAAGGTCAGATGGCTGGATATTATACCATGTGGATAGAGCGTTGTGAATATATGAAAACGCAAGATCTACCCAAAGATTGGGACGGGATTTTCATTGCGACTACTAAATAAATTACTTATCGGATTACTTTTTTTAAGTTTTCCAGTATATGCAGGGTACACTGATATACAAAGAGTAATGTTTGAAGCAGGTTATACTGCACCATACAATGACGAATATGTTCAAAGAGTTATTATAGGTCAAGCAAGAATAATGCCTAATGGCTCAATTGTTAATTTACCACATCCATCTCACATTCAATCAACATTAATTTTTCCTGAATTTAAAATAACAGAGGAGGAACCTGCCAGCTTAGCCACCTGGACGATCTTTTTTCTCGTTCAAGCTGCAGATATCTGGTCTACCAAAAAAGCCCTCGCTTACGATTGTGTATATGAATTGAATCCTTTATTACCAAGAGTGCCAGAGATACATGAAATGGTACTTCTTAAAACAGCAATATTTGGATCTATATTACCAGAGATTCAAAAAAGACAAACAATCACAAATGAAATCTTGATGCCTACACTTATGTTAACTTCTGTTGTTGTTCACAGTAATCTTAGAGTACTCGAAAAAGCAAAAAAACATTGTAATAAAAGATAAGGGACCCTTTCGAGTCCCTTGCTGTTTGGATTGCAGTTTTGAAGTCTAGACTATCGTACTAACGCTGTAGACCATCATTCCTAAGAAAGTGGTTACTAACAAGCATTCAACACAAATCTCGCCGTTCAATCGCAATCCTTTGATGATTGCTCTCATAACAGTGTTCCTTATTGATTGTGTTTGTTGAGTTTACGAACTTTTTCTGCATAAAGCGCGTACTTTATGTCGTGCATAGGTGCAAATTTTAAAAAGCCATAGGTTACAAGCAAAGCCAGAGGTATTATTAAATATTCCATTAGTTTTTACGAATTAGTCCACACCAAGGTAGAATCCAATATTTGAAAAATGTATTCATTATACTGGGTTTACTCCATATAATGTAACAAGAAATATTGCACATAAAAGTACAACTTCTAATTTCTCTTTTAATCTTTCTATATCGTTCATTATACCTTTTTAGGACAGTTGGCTCTAAAAATATACTCAGAAGCATTTCTTGCTTCTTTCACATTTAAAAATCCATCTTTGTTTTTATCTGCATGCTTCCAAAGACCTTTTTTAACGGTGCACTCGGATGCTTTAAGTTCTTCTATGCTGATTAGTTTGTCACCATTCAAATCGAATCGCTCCATTCTCCAGTCAGCGTATGCTGGTGCTGCAATTAAGCAAGCAGCAATTGCTATCATAAATTTGTTATTCATTGTGTTCCTTATAATAGAATAATCAAACAAAAAGATTTACTAATGCCATCGTGCCTAACATAAATCCTAATACAACTACTTGTAAGATTGAAGCATATACGACTTGACGCATTGGGTGCATATCAACTAACTTCTCAATAGGGTGTACTCCTGGTGAGAGGTTCATTATTTTTAGTGCTGTTTCTCTTTTCAATTAGATCATCCCAGTTAGTATAACAAAACAAAAGTTATACGATAATATATATACGAAATTTTTATAATACGTTATAAAAAAGTCATATATTTTGTTACAATTACGAAAACAATTCAGTTTGTTCGTATTCAGGAAACAAAGTTGTTTGTTTATACTCTTCATTAGCGATTTGAGTATCATAAAATGCTTTCAATTCGTCATATTTTTTACGAATTTGAACTGGCATAACTCCACCTGAATCAATCACCCATTGAATTTCTCTGCCTAATGCTCTAGACAATTGCAACTCCATTACTGTAGCTCTATCCATATTATACTCCTATTGTTGAACTTTCATAAACTTGATTGTGCGTTTGAGTGCAGCGAACAAAGGTTGTACATTTACTTAAATTTTTAAGCTTTTCTGCACCAGCATATGTACACGCACTACGTAAACCACCTAGAATGTCCTGTACTGTATTAAGTACTGGTCCTTTATATGGTACCACCACTGTACGACCTTCTGAGGATCTGTAGTCTTTAAGACCACCAAAGTGTTTATCATTAGCAGACTTAGAACTCATACCATAAAACTCTACAAATTGTTTCTCAATACGTTTACCAATCCCCGCGGACGTAGCGGGCGCCTGCACGTTTGAAATAATAGATTCAGTAATTACATTACCACCACCTTCATCATGTCCTGCGAGCATTCCACCCAACATTACAAAATCTGCTCCTGCGGCAAATGCCTTTGCTACATCACCAGGTGATACACAACCACCATCAGCAATAATATGTCCACCAAGACCATGTGCAGCATCAGCGCATTCAATGACCGCTGAAAGTTGAGGATAACCCACACCAGTTTGAATACGAGTAGTGCAAACACTACCAGGTCCAATTCCAACTTTAACAATATCTGCTCCACTCAGTATAAGTTCTTCTGTCATTTCACCAGTTACAACATTACCAGCAATAATCACAATATGTGGTGCTTTTTCTCTTAGTGTTGCGATATAGTCTCTAAAACGATTACTATATCCATTGGCAACATCTACACATACATACTTAATTGCTTCTCGGTCATGTTGATATACTTCAATAAACTTAGTAAGCTCTTCAATTGAAATACCCATGCTATATGCACAGTGTTCTGTACGAAGAATTTTTCCTGAATTAAAGAATTTAATTAGATCTTCTTTAGAATAAGTTTTTACAAGACAGGTAAACAATCCATGTTTCGAAAGTACATCTGCCATTTCAAATGTACCAACTCCATCCATGTTCGAAGCCATAATAGGAATACCACGATAATCTGGCATTTCAGGTCGTAAAGCATTCATACTCATTTCATAATGCTCAGAATTCCTATAATTAAACTCACGATATAGATCTACTTCTTTTCTGCTTCCAAGTGTTGATCTTTTTGGACGAATCAAAACATCTTTATAGTCAAGTTTGATTTCATTATCAATACGCATTTTTATTTACTCTGATAGGTCGCCTTCACGTTATTGATACCATTCTTACTGACTGCAATATGAAAGGCCTTCCTTGCATCTTTGATATTATCATACAGATAAACAATATCACCTATTATCACTTTATACATATTTTCTCCTTTTCCTAATTTATGTAGCTATTGTACATCATCTCAAAGCAAATGTCAACCCTTTTTGTGAAAAAAGTTCAATTTAGTCTCTCATAAAATCTTCAAGCCATTCATCACCGTAGTTTTGAACAAACTCATTAAATTTTGAAATGTATTTGATACTGTAGTACCACGCAGTCCAAAAAAGTACAGGAAGAATTACTAATGCAATTTTTCCCCATTTCTTTAGTACTTTACGATCGGATAAAATTTCAAATTTCATCAAGTGTTATCTCCACTTATCAAATAGTTTATGATATGTCTTGTTTAAAGCTCCGCCTTTTTCCCAAAGCAAAGGAATGTATTTTCCTGCATCTTTTTCACAAGCCATATGAAATCCAATATATGTCAATAGTAACATAAAACCAAGAATTAAATAAGCTATTAAATTTTCCATAGTTTCTCCTTATAGAATGTGTTTACATTTTCCTCTAAATTGAAAGCCAGGACAACTGCATTCACCATTATTGATAACGTAAATTTTTCCAGTTGAGCCTACAACAGTTTTCATAGTAGGCATTGACATGTCTGGTCTTTCACCAATTTTTTTAAATTTTCGTCTTGCTTTGCTGAATCCTTTTAGAGGAGCTTTGAATATAGTGTCATTGAATTGGACAAGATGTCCTGCACTATTTATGTGGTAAGTCCCGTTTTTCACAGGACTATCCCACTCAGTAATTTCCTGAAGAATTTCGATCACGACTTAACTCGCTAAACTAAGAAGATTAGGTGATACTTTCCAATTGCCTTCTGAAGTCGAAACAGCAATAGTTTTTCTGTTGACTTTAGTTACGACACCAACAATCTTTTCACCATATTTGTTCTTGAATTGAACGTTATTTCCTTTCCTAAACTCTGCAGCTTTATTGGCAGATTTCATGTTTTGAGCATTTTTCCAAATTTGAATCAGAAGTTGAGAATCTTCACTATCCATTTTGTTTACAATGTCAGTAAATTTTTTGATTTCAGTTTGAGTTAAGTTCATAGTATTTTCTCCGTATTGCGTTATATTACCAATTTATAGAACTATTATACATCATCTAAAATGAAATGTCAACAGTTTTTTTCACTTTTTTCACAAAAAGTGTGACTTTTTTTATACAATTTCGTTATATCCTTATAACTAATCATAATATTCATCATCATCATCTTTATTTCTGATGCTATTGATGAGTCTTATCAGTTCATCGAGCTCTTCTTTATCTCTTATTGTGTCAAGCTCGATTTCTACTTTAATTTTCATAGAATTCCTTTATCTTTTAAAAAGCTGATATCACACCAGCCAAACAACCAACTTACCATGTGTACCTTCTGTGAATGTAGACATCAACAGCACCAGCGTTTGAAAGACCACCAATGACGTCACCACCCCAAGTCCAACCAGTATAGTTTCCAGCTGGAGTTTTTCTTGGTTTATGAATTGGCTTTCTACCTTTTACATCTACTCTGAACCTTAAATCTCTACCGTACTTACAAACAGCACCAGAATTTTTAAGCTCTTGATTCAAACCTTTGACTAAAGTTCTGATTGATTCTACTTCTAACATATCACCAGCACAACCAGTGTCAAATGTTCCAACATAAGCGTCAGTTCTAATTTTTCCTTTTTTATCTAATTTTACCATAATTTTTCCTTTTCCTAATAATTAAAAAAATGGAAGCTGCTTACGCAGCCTCCGCCATTTCTACCGCAAGGTCGAGAGCTTTAAGCTTTCTTTTTGCGTTAACACCATACCAAGCTGAAGTAGCTCGAGCATCAGCAGTTCTACCAAGCTCATGGTCAGTCATGTAAGTAACTGCATTGTAAGCATTCCACCAAGAACCAGGTTTGAAGTTTGCACCAGGTTGTGTTTCAACAATTTCAAGTGCTCTTTCAGCAGTCCTACTAAGAGTTTTACCTTCTTGAGATGAAGTACCAAATACTTGACCAAGAAAATCTTGGAAAGTTTGATCTTTATATTGCTTAGAACCAAGGAACTCAGCAGCACCTTTAAACTGTTCAATCCTTGTGTGTGAAATACCAAGAAGTTCTTTAACCTTTTCAGCGTCAAATTGATTCCTGTGTGATACTCTAATAGCAGGTTGACCACGCTCAGTCAATGCCATTGAGAGAGTATTATTACAAACAACTCGAGTCATTACGAATTTGACATCGATAGAGTGTCCGTATTTGTGAGGATTAGAAAAAAGAAGGTAACCTTTCACTTCGTCGCCACCAAAAAGTGTGAAACCATCTTTCACATCAGCAGCAGCAAAAACGATTTGACCATCTTTAAGTGAACCAGCAGTATCCATTACCATATCACCTGCTTTTACGAAATCCGAAAAGAAATCGAAAGCTTCAGCGTTTTGACAAGGATTCCAATTTCCACCAACATTGGTGAGAATTTTGTTGTCAGTTTCACGAATAAGTGATTGCATTCCAGTAGGAACTTTCACTCCATTAGACTCTACAAAAGAATCAACAAGCTTAACAGTCCAATCAAGACCAGCAGCTTTCATCATCTCCGCAGGAGTCATATCATCTTCTACTGGAACTCCAAGACCATGCCAAGGTACTCCAGCGCTTAGACGGTAAGCCATTTGAGCTTGACCATCGATTATTTCAATATTATGTGCCATAACAAATTTTCTCCATTAATTTAATTTACTAGACTATTATACATCATTTAAAAGCAAATGTCAACAGTTTTTTTCACTTTTATTTAAATTTTTCTGTCCAAGCAGTGAAAATCTCAAAAGATTCTCCTTTACTCAAACCAAACTCTTCTTGAAGCACCTTAGGAGCTCCAAACATATTAATCGAACCACTCTCACGAAGTGCATCTAAAAAATCAAAATATTCTTGTAATTTCATATTAAGCTACCTTATCAAAACCAAAGCTAGCGACCATAAATGTATCGCCACTATCGTTATCAACAATCAGGTCACCAACACTTGTTGAATGACCTTGCTCATACATGTGAACTTTATCCATATCGTTCCACACATTAGTCAGATGGAACACATGGTCCAAATCTTCTGCTTGTACTAGGAACGTATCGTTGTACAGATCAATGTCCTCTACTTTGAACACATCACCTTCATCTGCCTGAAAGTGCATGTAGTCCATCTTTGCTCTCCACTTCTCTGAACGAGCAACAGCACCGTCCCAACCAAACTCGTTAGGATACTCAGATTCTACTTCGTTGAACTTGATCTGCTTTACTGTAAATGTTTTCATAATTTATTCCTTTTCCTAATTTATGTAGCTATTGTACATCATCTCAAAGCAAATGTCAACCCTTTTTGTGAAAAAAGTTCAATTATTTTTCCTTTTAAAATCAACCACTTAGAAACACACATATCTAAGTTATTGATTTTATTACTAATTTATTTTAAGGTTTTTTGACTAATTTGCTGGATCCCAGGCATCTGAAAGGATTGTTTGTGCTCTATCCAATAAAATTGGGTCTGCTTTTGTCAATACACTTAAAAGGTATTGTTTTTCGTGTTTATATGCTTTGTGAAAGAATTTTTGATCATGAGGGATGATCGTTTCACTGTTATGAATAAGGTCTGCGACCTTTATAGTTTGACTCTCAGCTGGTCCCAAAGCAAAATGATCTGCATCCATTTTCTTTCGAAATGCACGATTACCATCTTCTTTTTCTGAGACGTTTGTGAGATAGTGGACAAGTTCAGCTACTTTTGTACCGAACTTTTCTGATATATCTGAGAAAGTAACTGCAGTATCTTCTACTACATCATGAAGTAAAGCTGCTACTATCATTTCAGTTGTATGTTCTACGGAATCTTCTATAATTTTCGCGACACCAACTGGATGAACGATATAAGGTTCACCTGTGTATTTTCTTCTTTGATCTCCATGTGCTTTTACCGCAAACATGAGAGCTTCACTAATTAATTTTTTATCTGTCATTTTTCTTATATTATCACAGTTCTTCGTAAATGTCAACTGTTTTTTTAATGAACTGTTTGGTTACCCATTTCAAATAAAGTATCTGACATATCATGCACTTTATCTGCATGTCCTGCTTTGATTATATCAATTACAGATGGAAATTCTGTATCACATTCAACTGGTACTGTTATAAGATCGCTTCTTTTTGTTTCATGAAACATATCTCTTATATAAAAATTTGCTGCTCTATCACTTTTAAAAGAACATGCTGTTGTCAATCCAAATGGATTGTTTGCAGCAAAGCATGCATAGATTCTATTATCGTCATGTTGTCCTAATGAGGCACCATCATAGGTACCTAAAAAGACACCCATATCTTTATCAATTATTATGTACCGTGTCTTTTTCATATAGAGTTTTATATGTCTCCCTTACAGCTTTAAAGTGTTCGATGTAATCATCGGGATCAATAAAAAACTCTTGAGGTTCAGCATCATCAACACCGATAAGTACAACACCTTGATGTATTGCTTGTCCTGTTCTTTCTTCAAATGCTTTTGCATAAAAAGAAACCTGCATAAAGTAATTTTGAATATGTTCGACTGATTTTAACTTTCTCGATGTTTTAAAATCAATCACTGACAGTTTACCATCGTATTCTGCAATACAATCTACCTGGCCCGCAGTTTGTAATTCATCACTATAGAGAAAAGCTTCCTGGAACCATATATTATTTATCTTTTTGTCTAATACTGGTTTAATTGTATTAAACATGAAGATATTTGCGGGTTGTTGACCATCTTTATAATCTTCTTTATTATCTAAATAGTTTTCACAAAGTTTATGAACCGCTGTACCGCGTCGTGCTGCCTGAGAACTAATACGATTAGCTTCTTCTTCTCCAACTCTTTTGCGCCACGCCATTAATGACGCTTTACCTAAGATTCCTAAAACAGTGGTTACAGAAGGATACGCTTCACCTGTTGGTGTAAAATATCTTCTTCCATTTTCTGTAGTTTTTCTTGTAAGTGGTGGTAATTCGATCTGATGATCGTAGTGTTCAAATAACATAATATAGTTTCCTTGGAAAGGTTTAAGCTAAATCGACTGTTCGTGTATCTCCATTTTTGAATGTTGATTTAAATCTTTCAGCTAATGATGGTGAATTAAAGAAAAATGTATATTGTTCATTTTCTGGATTTAAAGAATAATCCCATACTTTTTCTTCGAGCGTGTCTGTGCACCAGGCTAAGCACTCTTGTGAATTTTGGTCTTTAGGAAGTTTTACTCTATAAGAGGATTTCCTTAACCAATTGAGTTTGTAATCTTGAATTTCTTGTGTCATAATATTATCTCTATAAAAGAAATGGCGGAGATGGACTCCGCCACTCTCCCCCTATGTTATGCTACAGCAAATTGTGGAACATAACCTTTTGTGTTAATTGTCTCCTTTGCTATTATATATTCTTTAACTAGACCTGATCTTACAATGTCATCTGTTGTAAATGTTATAGTCCTAAAAGACTTATGCATTCTATTAATAACATCTATAAAACCACCTAGGCCGGAAACATCGTTTCGATTTCTCGAACCAGCTAAGTCATCTTGTTTAGTATCTCCACAGAATATAATCTTTGATGATTCTCCTACTCTTGTTATGATACTATCAAGTTCATGATACGTCATAGATTGACATTCATCAACTACAATAATAGAGTTGTCAAATGTTAATCCTCTCACAAAGGAAGACGTCATAAATTTAACCTGCCTTTTTTGCTTTAGGATTTCCCAAGCATCTCCTCTACCAAATAAATCACATGTAATGTCTGCGTATGGTGTAGAATATACTGCTTCTTTTTGAGCTTGAGTTCCTGGCATGAACCCTTGTTCTCTTGTTTGTACAGCAGAACGAACGATAATAAGTTGTTCGTATTTTTCTGATTCAAGAACATCCTTTAATCCTAAGTACATAGCGCACATAGTTTTACCTGTTCCAGCTGTACCAATTGCAGCAATATTATATCCTGCACGATATGAATCAAACATATCTTCTTGTGTGATTGTAATTGGTTTGATAGGCCTCATACTAAACTTGGAATTTAATGTTCCAGATCTCACTTCACGTTCTAATCTTCGTCTCTCCTTCTGAGAAATACGACGTTGTTTCGACATATATAACCTCCTTATGGCAAATCAACATCATAATATACGAGTTACTTCCAATCGTTGATTTTATTTCCTGTATAGCTTTTATTGTTTTTCATATCAGAAAGCAAATCACGAAAGCCTTGGTCGGGTTTCATACGACCAAGACGCGCAGACTCAATCACAGTTTGTCCGCTAATAATTTGTTTTAAATGAGGGTTTTTTTCGAGGAAGGATTCTCGCTCCGAGATTTTGAGGATCTTCTCGAAGATTTCACCTGTATTGGTGTCTTTGAATTCGTATGTTGGCATTAATTAAATATTCCAATCTATCATATCTTTATTTATACAACAAATTCGTAAATTTCTTTCCAGGTTTTAACTTTCTGAAAATTATCATTTACGTAATCTTTATTGTGTTCATGTTCAATTAAAAAGGGCACCAGACCTAATCTGAGGCCTAGTTCTGCGTTTGCTGGTTTATCCTCTATCCAAAAACATCCAGTGTCTCTGTAAGGCTCTAAAGCCTCATCTTTATCGTCTCCGCAACCTAGACAGACCACTTCTTCAAATATGCCTTTTCCAAACACATTTTCAAGGTTTTGAATTCTAAGTTTTTTAGCAAACGGATCAGTGGATAATGAGGTAATACAATGAAATATGTACCCATGTTCTTCATGAAGCTTTCTTACATATTTAACGGCATCTCTAAAAGGATATAAGAAACCAATGTTAGCACTTTCATTAAAGTGAGTAATTAATCTTTTACCTTCATCGTATGGAATACCAAAGCTTTCATTGATTTTATAATGTCCTGCTTCTTTAACTGTATATCCTTTACTAATCATAAATTTGTAAAAGCTATACTCCCAATCAAGTAAAACACCATCACAATCTACAAGGATAACCTTGTCACTTAATTCCATATTTCTCCACGTACTCATAACATTTCATCATTTAAAAACATATTATAACACACTTTTTTCAGTATGTCAACAGTTTATTCATCATTTTTCCAAGCTTTAAAGTTTTTAAACTTTTCGTTTAAACGATCTTTTCGTGTAGTTCTTCGATTCTTTTTCTTGCGCTCAGACCTGCGGTCTTCTCTTTTGGAGTATTCACTCCATTCGTCCATATTCTTATCGCGGAAGGATCGAAATCTCTTGCGTGACATTTACCATATCGTCCTTTTGTCTAGTGGAAGTTAAACCCGTAACGGGTCAGTGAATAAAGTAGGAAATGCTTCTTCTATAGTTTTTCGAGTAACACCTTTAACTGGAGTATGAGAAATCATATGATTTGCTAAAAGATCAGCATCATTATCTTCAATATCTTCTAGTAAAGAAATGAATAATGATTCTCTTTTTACCTGTTGTAAGTTGTCATATCCTCCACCCTTAAAGAAAATTTTGAGACGACGAGCTTCTCTATAAAGCATAGTTGTAGCGTCTGGATAGTTATTTTTCTTCCAAGGAGGTGGTGTGTCAGGTATTAAAAACTCTATATCTTGATCATAAATGAGTCTCAATACTGTACGAAGTGGAACTGCATCATTTTTTTGAAGCCATTCTATTTTTTCTTTTTTTGATTTAAATTCTGAGCATTTTGTTACAATCTCAGAAATTGATAATTTAATTGCCATTTTAAAAATCCTGTATATCAGTAATTAAGTTCTTCAATTTTGCTTTTACGAAAAAATTAAAAAGATGTTCTCTACCTACAGGACTATCTTTACGATATTCCTCTAGAATTTTATCTTTGTATTCTTGTGGAATTTCACCTAGATCAATCATCTTTTTATTACGATTAAAACGTAACTTTGTTTCTTCGTCCATAGATGAAGGTTCAGTAGTAAAAGCAGTAATCTTTTTCTTAGTTAATGGCCTTTGGCGTTCACCAATAGCAAGACAATTATCAGCACTAAGAATATTTGGAATACCGTCACCTACATCACCTTTCAATATATGTTCTTGTAAATATTTATTAGGATCATCTGTTCGTACCCATCTTTTCATAGTTGGGTTATATTGGTCAACATTTGCGTATGTATGTAATTGCATAAAATCTTTATCTCCTGATAGGATTAAGATTTTTTCGCCACCACCATAAAGCAACTGACCTTCTGAATGAACAATTGTAGCAATAATGTCATCGGCTTCACAACGATCTATATAAAGTACTTTATAAGGAAAGTGTTCAGCAAGTTCATCACGTATTTTATGAACACACTCAAAGAGTTTGTTCCAATCCATTTCGGATTCATCTCGATTTTTTTTACGATTTGCTTTATAATACGGAAAATAATCACGTCTCCATACATTTTTATTGTCTGCGCATATTACAATCTCACCATATTCTTCATAGAATTTTTTCCTATTGAAACGAAGTGAGTTTAGAAACATATGACGAAGTAGATTTTCATCTAAATCAATGTCAGTATGGTTTCCAATCTGAGCAAACAATGATGAAAGCATCATCTGATTGTAGTCAACTAATATCATAATTTAAGTCCAAATTTAATTTAATAGTATATTTTAATCTATTTCTTCGTCATTGTCAACTGTTTTTTTCAAATCTTTTTTCAAACCACCCATAGTTTGCATTTCATTACTATCGATAACGACAACATTTTCTTCTGCAAACCTTTGTAGAGGATGATCTAAGCCCATAGTTAATGAATGAAGTGATTTAATAGATTCGAATACTAATATCATACTTGGAAAATACTTATCCATGTCTGAATCAAAATCACATCCGGATCGTGTCATTTCTCCTAGTACATTTTCCCATAGTATTTCTGCTAATTCTGTAGAATAACTTTCTTTGTATCTCAATAATCTATCTTGAACATCTTCAGGAGATAGAGGAGGATTATCAATATGTATTTTAGGAAATTCTATAACGTTATTTGGTTTCTTCTTGTCCTTTGACATGAATAATATTCCTTAAGAGCGTTTCCCACATAACTTTAAACGAAGCGATATTGTTTCGAGCTAAGTTAAAACGATCTGAAAAAGTAAACCCGTGAAAATAGTTTGGATCTTGTTTCATACTATTTAGCACCTGTTTTGTGACTGCATAACAATAGTTTGCATGTGCTTGATTATTTTCATTAAAGTCATACATAATTGTTGCATTTGAAGATGTTTCTGGTAATGCACCATAATTTGGATGAATACAGATCATCTGTGATTTAATTGCTTCAATCAATGCAATACAAGATGTTTCTTTCCAAATGTTAGGATACATAAAAATATGAGACTTACTTAATGCTTCTAAAACTTCTTCGTTTGAAACAGCACCATGATAAGTCATTTTTTCATGAGCTTCAATATTTTTAAATAAGCCAGAATAAGGCTCATCTCTTTGTGGCCAACCGTAAATATCGAATGAACTATATACATCTAAATGAATGTTGTCGAAATCATTACATAAAGCATCAAAGATTGGAACAACAAGTTCTAATCCACGGTGTGGTGTAGTATGATAAACAAATCGAATAGTTTCCATATCTTTTTCAGTAGGACTGTATTCTTTTTCTACTGCGTTATGGATAACCGAACATTTACTATATGGAATACCATATCTAATAATATATTGATCTCTTTGCCAAGCAGTTACAAAAACAAAATGATCAAATTTATTCCATTCTCCATTCTCTAAAATTTTATTTTCAGGATCTTCTGCTAAATCATGGCACCACATAATATTAGGAACATCTTCGTAATCTTGACGTGGTCTTGATAAATGAATAGCAACTTGATTTAAAAGATCTTTATCAACATTGTCAACTAAACGTTGACGCATCATCTCAGTTCCGCCTTTAGAATTCTTTGAGATTTCAGAGTTAATTATTTCACCTTTATATACTACACTCATTGTACTAACTCCGGAGCAACGCTTTGAACAGCATCTTCAAAATGTGGATCTTTATGAGACAAAGAAGCTTTAATATTTTTTTCTACTTTACTTGCTTCGTTTTCTAGTACACCAATAGTCGTGTATATATGACCACTTGCTTGAAATTTAATTTGATCTTTAAGATCATCAATCAATTCCCATATTACTTTTAGTTTAGTTAATTCATCAATATTCATTTTTTTCTCCATTATAATTGAGCATTTTCAAAAATTTCTTCTAAGGATTTTGAACTTCCTTTCTTTTCCCACCAGTCCTTTAAAAACTCATAAGAGTAGATAGCACTTGCAGCCATTTGATTGTAATAATATATATTCTTTGATCTAAAGTCTGTAACATTATGATTGAACAGAGGAAACACAATTACCTTTCCAAATCCATGTAATACATTATTTTCAAACGCATCGGGTGCATTTAATGGCATACTATAGTTAATCACCTGTTTTCCAGTTAATGCTTCTTCAAAACTAAAATAAAATTGTACTATCTTTTGAGCGCATTCTCTTTTTAGGACATAACATTGTAATCCATGATCCCATATATTTCTACGTCTTGGAGCCATAAGAGGATATTCGCGATATATGTCATACGGATATTCAAATACTAATCCAAGTTGTAAAGCACTCCATGCATAATCATTACATTTTTCTATAAACTCTGATAGAGTAAAATTCCAATGTTCGATAGTTGAATAATCAACATCATCTTCTAAAAAAATACCATACGGTTCATCCGTAGTCTCATACCACTTTTTAATTGTAAGTAAATGAGAAGATGCTACACCTTTTGTTGCCTTTTTAAGTAATTCTTCATCACCAGCAAAAGGAATCGATTCACCTTCTACATAACGATCATAAGAATGTATCTCAAGAGTTTCTCCGCCATACTTTTCCCATTCAGAAATTGTATAGCGTTTTCTATCAGGACACTCTTTAAGATTAATTACGTTAGGCTTTGGTATGTTCTGGAGTTTCGAATTCATTATCTAAGTCTAATTCACCAAAAATATTTAAAAGTGTATTACGAAAACCACGAAGTGTACCATTATTGTGAATCCTATATGTTTTAATATCGAATGACTCATCTAAAACATAAGCATTATCAATTGGTGTTTCATGTCCAATTGTAAATTCTTTATACAATCTTCCATTGAAATATCTTCTAGAATCTGTTGAATAATCATGTCCTTCTCTTGTGATTTGTACGAGTACTATATTATCTGCTCCTACTTTTTCGATAAGAGGTTCGAGCTCTTCTACGAATCCACCATCTGCAATTGCGTAATGTTTACCTTCTTCAATTTCTTCAGCAACCATACGGCCAAAATAATCTAAACCTTTTTTAGGTTTTACAATATCTTCAGACACGTGAATCATTGCTTCTCTTCGAGACATTTCATTCAAAGCAAATTCTTTCTTTTCTTTTACTTCTCGGTTATCATAACCTTCCATAAACCATTCTTTATCTACTTCGAAGTGTGCAATTGTTTCTTTAAACAATTGATATTTAAAACTCAGATTTTGGAATCCAAATGTTTCTTTAAATAAAGAAGCAGCTTCATCCTTACCTGATCCGGGCGGGCCATTGAAAATTACTATCATAGTTCTTTTTCCAAATTATTAAAAATTTCTTTAAATCCAAATTTTGCAATATAATAGGAATCAACTATATCACTTATAGGATTCCATTGTTTGTTTATTATACCACATTTCTCGCGAATGTCAACCTTTGTTTCACGTTCAAATGCTTCAACCATAAGTTCTTTATTCGCATTACCTTTATCAGTAGCATATTTTTTTATCATTGTTGGAGCAAAAATATCTACTATAATTTCTTGTTCCCATAATTTATACTTGAGTAGTCCTGCATTTTCTGCAATCTGGAAAACTCTTCCAACTGCTCCAAAAGCATAACCTTCTAAAGCAACAAGTTCTACTCCATGATTTAAACAATTACCTAAAGTCCATTCAGATAATTTTTCAAATCTTTCCATATCATCTCTATACTGTGGATATAAAGTTGGAATATACTTTTTATCCTCACGCTCGAGATGTTTCTCTTTGTTTACAAGATAATAGAATGTGCAATTTTCATAACTCCATTCTTTGCCTTCATGTATACAAAGTGCAGGACTAGTTAAACTATAGTCTATGCCTGCAATAACCATAATATACCTCTATGTTTAGCATTCATAGAGATATTTATTTAATCTTGTCGATAGAAAATATGAGATCCTACTCTACCAATTAAATGTAAACTATCAGCCCAATGAGGATTGATATAATCTGCATGGTAATGAGTACTGCCTTCTGTGATGCCTCTATACATATCGTTATTCATAATTTGATATGTAATTAATACTGCATCTCTCCATGCATCACTATCAGTAGGATCGTCTTTAAGACCATCACAATACCAACTAAATTGACAAGCATTTCTTACTGGAACTTCTCGTCCTTGTTCTAACCACCACTCTGAAAGTTTTGCTTGTTTTACTACAGCACATATTGTGTTTGGATATCTTCTGTCATTTACTCTATTTAAAACAACATCAGCTACGGCAAATTTTCCTGCCATATTTTCAGATCTACTTTCATGATAAATGTTTAGTGCCATACATCTTTCATCTTCTGAAAGAACGTATGGTTCATCATGTTCTATTCCTGATGCTAATCCAGATATAATTAAAAAGTTCAATAATAATAAACGTTTCATACAAACCTCCGTTGTATTATGCGTGAACAGCTTTATATTTCCAAATTAATTCATCACCTTGTAATTTGTTTCCAAAATGGACAATTGAGCCATTTTCCAATGTTCTTTCAATAAGACCACTATTGAATGTTTTGTCAGTAACCATTTTACCATCTGCGGTATCTTCTGGTCTATTATCATACCACATTGAACTAAGGCCATGAATATGTAAACACTCAACACCGTTTGCCCATTCTTCTGCTTTTAGCAAATCCTTTTGTCTTTGCACTTCTTCTTTATATTGCGTCATATTTTATTACTCCCAAGGAACTTGTTCTTCTATAGCATATTGTACTCCTTGAAGAAAATCTCTATCTTCTTCTGACAATATACTCCAAAACTTTGTAATTTCAGTTGTAAAATCCATAGCAGCTTCTGCATGACCAATATGCTTATTTGCTTTCATTAGATTTTCAAGTTTATCCATTCTTTCTTGGATTCTCGCATTTAAATCAATTTCACTCATCGTTCAGGTCTCCTTAAGAATACAGCATGACCTTTAACACTGCATTCTGGGCTACAATACACTTGACTGTGGTGCCCATTTGGTTCTACTTTATAATATAATAACATTTCGAAATGTTTTCCGCAGATGGAGCAGGAAAACTTGTGGATAGGATAGTCAATTTTCATCTCGCCATCCTGCTGATTTCTTCAGCTTCTTTTTGATTAATAACTGGGACAGCATTGCTTTTATGCATGGTAGCAATGCCTTTGATAAGAGTCCCAGTATATTTAGGTGATTCTTTCTTTGTACCGTGGCCACCACCTTCTTTAGAAACGAGTGATGGATAATGTACAGTTTCTCTTCGATAGGGTTCTGGTTTTGGAATAGGTTTGCTTTCGAAAGCTGGTTTATGTTTGATCAAACCATAGCAATATGCAATATAATCTTCAAGGGTATCATATCGTAGATTATGCATACCTTTGCTTTTCATATTACGATTATAAGCTCGCCATTGCAGTTCAAGCTCTTTATATTTTGCTTTCGTAATTTTTAATTTGCGCTTACGAGTGTTAAGCGTTGTCATTCCACGAATTATTGCCATAATATAAACTTCATTCTAAAAAGAGTTCAGTGGTCGGTCCTTTGGCGTTATATTCCTACTCAGTATATCGGTAGTTCAAAAGTTGCTCCCGGACTCGGTAGCCGTCGTGGGTCCTAGATTGCTCTCGCCGTCATGGTTTATTCCCACTGAACCGTAACTTAGTATCTTCTAAAACCTCTTGGTAGATTACTCATTGCCATATCTTTAGCTCTAGATTTTTGATGTCTTTTAATACCTTCAGCTTTTTTACGCTTTCTTACCGCTGTAGGTTTTTCGTAGTATTCTCTTTTCTTAAGCTCTTTAAGTATACCTGCTTTTTCAACAGCTTTCTTAAATTTCCTTAATGCTACATCAAAAGGCATCGGTTGAGGAGGTTTTTTATCTTTAGGGTGCCTTCTCCTTGGTGCTAAATAAACACTTGTACCCTGCACATTGTTATCTTTATATCTCATATTTTATTAATATATCACAGTTTCTCGTAAATGTCAACTGTTTTTTTCATTATTTTTGTGTATATTTCCATTTACTGTACTATTATACATCATTTCATAACAAATGTCAACTGTTTTTTTCATTAATTGTCAAAATGATCTTGAAGCTTACCAGCTGCCCACCAAGAGAATGGAATAAGCAAACTAATTATGATATATGCTACTAATGCTTCAATACTCATTTAGGTAAAAGTTTAAAGTATGCTTTCTTATCGACGACACCTTCTTCTAAGAGTTTTTCTCTATTTTTAAGATGTTCATCTGCTACGTCTTCTTTAGCTTGACCCCAGTATTCTACACAATGGCCTTCTTCGATTAAAACTTCTGTTGCACAACACCATCTGTCATTTTTGGCATCGAATACAGTAAAGTCGCCTAAGATACGTCCGAACTTACCTTTCATGTCTTCTCCACCTTTTCCAACTTGTGTTTTCAAAACTGGATTTGGACCCAATAATTCTTTTAGTCTTTTCTTTGCAGCAAGTCCAAACAGTTTTTCAACTTTATCTGAAGTTCTGCTTTCAGGAGTATCAATTCCCATAATACGTACACGTTCATTTCTTAACCATACACCAAAACCTAAATCGATATCTACATCGACTGTATCACCATCAATAACTTTTAATAATTTTGTTTTATATTCATACATTTTTAATCTTCCTTTTTGGTCATTTTTTCCAACCACGATTCGTTACGACCTGCTTTCTTTTCTTCCCAATCTTGTATTGCTCTTTTGATTGAATCTTCTGCCAATACAGAACAATGAATTTTAATTGGAGGCAATTCTAAAGCTTCCGCAATTTCTTTATCTTTAATTAATTTTGCTTCTTCAATAGTTTTACCTTTTAACATTTCGACGAACATACTGCTTGAAGCGATAGCAGAACCACATCCATAAGTTTTAAATTTAACGTCTTCGATGACTTCAGTCTCAGGATTTAATTTTAAATCCAATTTCATAACATCGCCACACGCAGGTGCACCTGTTAATCCAGTTGCAACAGTAGGATCGTTAGGATCAAACCTTCCGACTCCATGTGCCTGTGGATTATTAGTTACTGCTTCGAATCTGTCTAATACTTTCTTGGAATAAGGCATACGGTTATTTATCTTCTATCTTCTTCCGGTCCATTGTAACCACCACCGAAAGTACCTTTTGCCTTCTCCGTATGCTGCTGATCTCAATCTATTATAAGGTGTTAATTTCATGAAATTTTATGTGTGAATGTAAACCTTTTATGATCATTCTTTCTTTTATCCATATATCTCGTGGTGTTGAATTTTCATAACCTGGATCGTCTTGATAATAATTACGTGCTCCCATACCATCAAAACCTATTAAAATGATTTCATCAAATCTTCCATCTTCACAGGCTATTAATAAAGCACGACTTCCAGAAGAAATTGACATATCTTCTACGCTGACAACTTCATCTTCGTCATCAATCCAAGTAATATAAGTATTTTTTTCATCACCATTAACTACTGCTAAATCTCTATTACCTCTTGAGGTTTGAGATATAGGTTTATCTAATGATTCTATAAGATTTTCTACGAGGTCTCCAGGAATAGGATTCCACTGAGAGAAATAGCATACGTGATTTTTACAATATCCGGTGTCGTATACTATTTGTTGCATTGCGATATCTGTTACAATAAGTGCATCAGGTTCTTCTTTATATGCACCATTACATCCATATACGAATGCATTTGGATATTCTTTTCTATAATCAAATCCCTTTCGAGATTCTCCATTACCTAAAATAAGAGCTTTCATCTACCTTGGCCGCGATATTTCTTAAAGCTTCTTTTTTTAGCTTTATTCATAGTCGCGCGACTTTTGGGTCTATTTCCTATAGATGTACCTTTTTTAATAGGTGTATGTTTTGATTGAAATGCACTACTTTTCGCTGCCATCATCTACCTCACTTGAATATATTGGTGTTCCATGATATGTATAACCGACTATTTTATCTTCAGAAGTTATCATTGAATATATTCCAAAACAAACCATGAACGCTGCAAACCCTACACCAAACCAAATGAGGAAGTTCCATATCCAAAGATTGATTTTATCGATTAAATTATCCATTCACTTATATATACAAAATTAATTAAAAACAACGTTTGCTTTTCCAAGTTTATTTCTTCTTTCAAGCTCTACTTTGATTTTTCTTTTCTTTTTTGGAATTGTATTTCCATTATACATTTCAATAAGATCTGCAGTTGTATGTTCTTTGATATAATCATGCGTATATTCAAAACTTGGTCTTGCAGCTCCTCTTATGACCTTCCTGGCCGATTTGCCTATTTTAATTGGCATCATAGTCTCCTTACCATTTCTATAATCCTGTCCGCATCAGGATCTTTTAACCACCCGTAAATGCCTTCATCGGCTCTATGGTAGTCATCTAATATATTTTCCATTCTATCTGCAGGCGGATCTACAAATAAACCATCATACATAATTGCAAGTTCCCATAACCTATCTGCATAACCATAGGAACCTTTAAATCTTACTAAAGAAATTTCATATCCATTATCAAATTTCCAATGCTTTCTTTCGCCTCCGTGCCAAGGTTCTGATTTAGGCCACTTTCCCATTATACTAACTCCCAAAAAAATTCTTTGAGTCTATTATAACATCCAATGTAGCGTTTGTCAACCATTATGTGAGGAATTTTTGTCATTTCTATATCTGTACCTACTAAATGTTCTTGTAGTTCAATATAATATTTACTAATTCCAATATCTTTGTAACTAAATTTTACGCCTTTCTTTTTACACAATTCCATTGCAGAAATACAAGCACCACAGCTTGAGGTACCATATATCGTAACTATCACTCTTGATTTTCCTCTTTTTCTTTTAGATGAGGATATCTTGTATAAGCTGGGTGCGCAAATCGGGAATCTACTGTATGAACAACTTCCATTGCATCATGACTTGGTTTATTCTTACCAAAGATACGATCCCATTCTGATTCAAACTTTTCTCTATTTGGTATAGGTCTAGGTCTACTTCCTTTTCCTGCCATTTCTAACAAACTCCAATTCTCTTTCCCAATTCCTTTTATTTGTCTCCGCTTCTCCACTTCCTTTTTGAGCAAGTATAACACGACCACCGTCCATATCAATGCGAATACTATCGGTAGTAATAGTTTCTCCATGTCGTCCAATGAATACTCCTGTTAGTTCTCCTGTTGTATCTTCAGGATGTAAGTTGTTGATTAATTCAATCAGTTCTTCTTTTCTCATTCTCTTCTGATGGTTTTTTTATTTTATCTTTAAGTGGATCTTTCCAATTATTGATATAGTCTAATTGTTTAGAAGTACTCCACTCTTCTGATAAAACCTTATTATCTCTTTTAAATAATTCTAAAGCTTTTTCTGTATTGATGATATCTACATCAACAACATTTTCACCAATCCATTTCTGGGAAAATTCTTTTACTTCTTCACACATAACACTTTCTTCTGCCCACTGCATAGCGAGCTCGTCTGTTAAACGAACCTTTTCGTTCATTTCTTGTAGAGCTTCATAAGGAATTATGTAGCTTTGTCGAAAAGAAGATATCAAATCGACCTTAACGTATTTGTCTTTCATAATATACTCCAATAATTATAAAATGTATAGGATACCTAATATAAACCCTATATTTAATCCAATAGAACAAACAAATAATAAATCTTTACGAAAAGATTTTCTCTCGTAATCAATTATCAATTTAGTCTTGCTCCATGCTCCAAGTTTTACTTTGGTTGCGAGCTGATTCAAACTCATTACCGCTTTCAATTTCTCGATTATTTGTAATTGGCCTTTTTGTTTCTACTAAAACACGTTCTGTGTATGGTGCACCAAATGGCCGCTTATAAACAGTTTTTCCTTTATCAGGACTTTCAAAAATGTCTGTCATTATATAATCTCCTTAATATTTTTTGAATTATAAATTCTGCTTCAGGATAATCATCCATCATATCAACTACTGCATCGATTTGGTCGAGTGTTTCTAATTCATCGGCAATTCGATGAGCATAATGCATTCTATGTAATGCTTTGTAAAATTCATAAGGTGTCATCTTACCAGGTAACTTACCAGGTTCTCTGAAATGTTCTTCAGGCATGACGTTTCTCCTTGTTACTTAAATAGACCTATCTTTTTGCCTTCTTTAACTCTTTGATCATATTCTTCTGGACTTGACGGATATTGCCAACCCCACCATGCACCAAATGCCATAAAGGCTCCCGACCACATTAAAGCTTTAATATTACCTGTGGTGAACCACATGATAATTAATGCTAATGTCATAAAGCTTACCATAGCATATTTTGCTTTAAGTGGAAACACTTTTTTCTGTTCCCAGTTTGTAAGGAATGGTCCAAACAATTTATGATTGTATAACCATGCATGCATTTTATCTGAACTCTTTGCAAAACAATATGCTGCAAATACTGCTGGAATACTAAAAGGTATTCCTGGCATTACGACTCCAATGTATGCTACTCCTAAACTTAAAAATCCTAAACCCAGCCAACCCGCTTTTTTCAAATTCATTATATCGGTCTCCTACTCATTGTTGTTGTTAATCCACCACGTTTTTCTTCGATTTCCATATTCATTATTTGTTTTTCGTCAACCAAAGGTTTCGCAGGGCGTTCACGATCTCTTTTAAATGCTGCTGTTGAAACTATCAACAACATAATCGCAAGAGGATCAAATACAAATATGATTGTAAGAATAACCCATCGTACTGCGTTGTCATAATACGATGCTGCTTCTTCTCCGTAAATCATATCTGCAATATATTTTACTGGGCCTAATTCAGCTTCTTGTTCAAGTTGAAGTTTTTGAATAGGCATTTTTTGTTCGTTTAAAGAGACTATTTCTGAAACTAATATATCTATCTCCGCATTAATTTCATTTCGTTCTTCTGTTTGTACTCTGTTCACATAATTTCTATCTTCAGGTCTACTTGTTTGAAGAACATAATCTAAATTTTCTAATCTTCCTGTTAAATTATTGAGCTGTAATTGTTTTCCTTCTAATCTTTTATCAACAATGCTTGCTTCAAGTGAATAGCTATCTGAAGTCAATGAACTATCGATATGTGCTTTTGATAAGTATCCGAAAATACCCATACTTGTAATGAGCATAAGTACCAGTACTGCTGTAGTAAAATATGCTCTTATTAAATTATTAATTCTATCCCATTCGTAATGCAACCATGCGGCTGATACGATTTTACCAAATTCTAAAACACTCGCCATAAAAGCAATTGATAAGGCAGCACCACTAAATATTGTCATAAGACCAATAATACTAAAATACGCAGCGGTACCTGCGAGTGTAAGTGAAGTGAAAAGTGTTAACCATTTCATAATTGTAATTCTTGTTTAAACGTTTTTCTTAACGCAATAACTAGATCCTCCATCATACCATTGGTGTGTAATGGTGTTGGTGTAATTCTAAGCCGTTCAGTACCAACATCGACTGTTGGATAATTAATTGGTTGAATATAAATTCCATAATCGTTTAATAACCTATCTGACATTGCTTTACATGCTTTTGCATTTCTTACCATTACGGGAAGAATATGCGTTGTAGAAGCTTCATGTACTTCTATATTATTATCTATAAAAAGTTCACGCAGTGTTTGAGCTCTTTCTTGATGTTGTTCTCTTAACTCATGATGTTCCTGTAAATATCTTATAGAAGCAATTGCTCCTGCACACATTACCGGAGATATGCTAGTAGTAAATATAAAACCAGAAGCAACGGAACGAATAGCATCAAGAACAATTCCATCACCGGCGATATATCCACCTTGGCAGCCAAACGCTTTACCCAATGTTCCGTTGATGATGTCGATTCTGTCTGAGAGTCCGAGTTTTTCACAATATCCTGCTCCTGTTATTCCATATAAACCAACCGCATGTACTTCATCAATATATGTAATTGCATTATATTTGTCTGCGAGGTCACAAATTTTCTTGATAGGTGCAATATCACCGTCCATACTATAGACGCTTTCAAATACAATACATGGTGTTTGATCAGCCATTTGACATGTTTGTAATGCCAATTCTAGCTCTTCCATATTATTGTGTTCCCAAATAATCTTATTAGCTCGAGAATGTTTAATTCCCATAATAATAGATGCATGATTTTTATTATCAGAAACAAAACAAATATTTGGAATAATACGAGACAAAGCAATCATTGTCCATTCATTTGCTACATAAGCAGAAGTGAATAGAAGTCCAGATTCTTTTTGATGCAATTGTGCAAGAGTTTTTTCGAGTGTTACGTGAAAATGAGAAGTACCACCAATATTACGTGTACCTCCACTACCACTTCCAGTTTTATCTAATGCAGTTTGCATGGCATCAATAACAAATTGATTTTGACCCATGCAAAGATAGTCATTCGAACACCAATTAACTATAGACTTGGGAGAGTATTTGCCATACCAAGTTGCTTTAGGAAAATTGCCTTTTTCTCGTACTATATCATTAAAAACACGATACTTACCTTCGTGCTTAAGAGTATCGATTACATCTTGAAAATAATTTTTGTCAATCATCGCTCACCTTTTAGGCGTAAGCTTCGTCCCAATTTCCTGATAAGCCAGCAACTTCATATTCAGTTACACGGTTTTCGAAGAAGTTTGTATGATCAGCTCCATTTAGAACCCACTCTAACCAAGGTAATGGATTTTCTTTTACCTTAAAGTTAGTTTTCATACCAAGCTGAAGCAGCCTTCTGTCTGTAATATATCTTATATATTGTTTTACTTCAGATTTTTGGAGACCATCGATTTCTCCCATCTCATATGCAAGATCAATAAACTTATCTTCAAGATCTACAATATCTTTTGACATTTCATAAATTTCTCGTTTGAAATCATTATCAACAATACGACTATGTTCTTTACAAAAAGCTTTAAATAGTTTTGAATTGCCTTCAACGTGAATAGACTCATCACGAATAGACCATTCAACAACTTTACCCATACCTTTCATTTTACCGAAACGTTGAAAGTTAAGTAACATAACGAAAGATGCAAAGAGAGCAACACCTTCATTAAATACAGATTTAGCGAGAGATAACCCAAGACCACGTAAAGTATTTGTATCTGCCTTACGCATATATTCAATCTTATCTGCCATTTCTGAATATTCTAAGAATGCATGATATTCACTATCAGGTAATCCAAGAGTTTCATTTAATAATGCATACGCTCTTTGGTGAATACCTTCTCGAGCAGCAAACGAACCTAACATATTACGAATTTCATTATTCTTAAACTTAGGAATAAATTGATCATAATAGTTTTGACCTACAGCAACATCAGACTGAGTAAACAATCTTAAGATATTTGTAATATATTCTTTTTCGATTGGAATGATTTTTCCACCTTTCCAATCAGACACATCTTCTGATAAATCTAATTCATCTTCAATCCAATGTGCTTTTTCATGTCTTGTTGTAATATCGACAGCCCAAGGATAGTGAAATGGTTTATATGTTTCACTAAATTCCATAAGGCCACCTTGTTTCTTTACAAGAGTATCAGCAATTGCCATTAAATCGTTATATGTTCCAATATGTTTATCATCAATCCAAATCTGTGGTACAGATCTTATTGCTTTACCATTACTGTGCTTTTGATAAAAAGCTAATCTTTGTTCTTCATCATCTA